ACTGTAACTTTGTTAATGGCATTACGTTTTGATTATGTAGTTTAAGATGATTGTTGGCTGTACGTTGTTGTGTGCGCTATCGCCACCAGTGCTTCCGCTTGTACCAACAACGGTAAAAGTACCTGTGTTAAATCCAGATGAATTACCTTGACCGCCACCTGAAGAACCCCCTGCGGGATATTGAGCAGCATAAGACCCTGCTCCGTGAGTGTGTGCAGCTAGTTGAGCCTCTGTAAGGGTATGAGTTTCCGAACCACCTGTATCACCAAGCGTGTCACCGTTAAGACCGCCCGTCTGATCTGTCAGACGATTAGCAGAAGAACCGCCCATATCATCTTTACCAGCAACTACACGACCTCTAAGGTCTGGCAGGTTAAATGTGCTGCTGCCATCTCCTACACCGTATGTGGTCCCTATCGCAGAAAACAGATCAGAATATGTAGACCTACTAACAGCCTGACCTTGTGCTAACAAATACCCAGTAGGTGCAGATGTGCCTGCAAACGGAACAACAGTTCCGCTGGGTAATGACGCAGATACATCTGAAGTTAGGGCCACGGTTCCAGAAGAATTAGGGAATGTTATTGTGCGGTCTGCTGTGGGGTCCGTAACGGTTAAAGTAGTTTCATGGGCATCTGAGGTTGCGCCCTCAAGCACGATGCTACTACCAGTTATGGTAATCTGCCCCGTTACCGTAACACCCGCAGAGTCTGTTTCTATCCGTTTAGTGTTATTGTGATAAAGTTCTACAGCGCCATCATCAATGAATTTAGCGAGTGTCTCTCCAGAACCATCTATTGTTAAAGTTCCTGCAACATCCACATGGTTGTCTGTGCCATCATGGTATATGGACATGTCTGTCCCTGCGCCAAAAGTTAGGCGGTCATCAGAAGCACCACTGCTATCTCCAAACACAATATTCTTTGCATTAACATCAAGGTTGCCGCCTAACTGCGGAGAGGTATCATTTACGATGTCAAAAGCAGCTTTTTGAACCTGCGCCCCTGAACCCTCACCATCTGCAAAAATCCAAGCAGTTTCTCCATTAGATATTGAAGCGGTTCCACCTGAACCATCGCCTTGTTGAAAAGTCGCGGTTTGACCAGAACCATTTTTTACAAGATACACTTTATCTTGATCATTCGGATCAATCGTAATCGTGTTAGTGCCAGAAGGTGATCCGGCAAGCACCAAGACTTTGTGTCCAGCGTTAGACAGTGACCCATCCGTAGTTGTCAGTGTGGTAGTAGTGCCAGTTAAGGACAGACTTAAAACACCGTTTATGGCCTGATCAATAATGTCAAAGTTTGTATTGGTGGTAGTTCCCCAAGTTCCTGCCTGTTCGCCGGAGCCGGGTTTCTCTATACCTAGATTAGCTGTGTATGAGCTTGCCATTTAAACCACCGTTTCTGTCCATGTTTCTGTTGTATCACTACCAGAGATTTCTGTCCATGTGTCGCCCGTATGCGTGATAGATGACCAATTCTCTGTTGTAGCAGAGGCATCCACTGGTTCCCACAGCAAAGCACCCGCTGTTGTCTGTGTAAAAGAATGGTCCATGCTTGATACAGCAGAAAATATAACGCTAGTGTTTGTCTCTTGACTAAACTCTGATGTAACAGATTGAGTGGCCTCTTTTACTGTGTTTGCCGCAGCCGTCTGATCAAACTGAAAGTTGAGCGTTTGTGCGCCTACGACTGTGGCTGCTGCTGTAGTTGTCTGATCAAACTGCGCTGTAATAGTTGCTACACCACTAAGTATGCCAACTCCAACATTTACAGCAACGGTTGTTCCAATAAAATCAGCAGACCCAAAAAACAATACGCCTTGGTCTGCTACAGCCTTTTCACATATTGGAAACTCACCGAACATTAGTATTCTACCAGCTAGATGGTGTCCCAGTTAGAACTGATGGCGTCTTCTGTTCTGCGATAGCTGCATCAAGTGCAGCTTTCAGTTCTTCTTCTGTTTTGCTCAAACTAGCCAACACTTTAGCTTTGCACCAATCTTTGGTGATTGAATTGTATGCTACAAAAGATGCACCCTTTTCCATTGGAGTGGCGACTGTGCCGTACATGGTTGCTCTTAAGTAATTACCGTCAGCATCTTTATCACTGTCACTAACGCAGTTCACTCTCCAGTGGATTGTCTGAACCACATCAACTTTGTCGCCTTCCTTGGCAACCCTGTCTAACTGTGGGTATTCAAATGTCATTGTTGTTGCCATCGTTTACTCCTATTAACTAGCTTCTAACGCAGCCACGCGACTACGCAATTCTTGGATTTCCTTAATTAACATTGGAACTAGAATACTATAGTCCACACCCATCATTTTGTTACTATCTTCACTACCTGAAACAGCAAGCGGCTCAATAGACTGAAGTTCTTGTGCTATCATTCCGTAATCTTGATGTTTGCCATCTTCAGTCCAGTCAAACTGGCGCACCTTCATTGCATCAATCTTAGCTGATGCGGACGCGGCGTCTTGGATGTTAGACTTTAAACGACGGTCAGATGATGTGTTGTAAGCAGTGGTTGTACCCGTAACAGTAATCGTGCCTCTAGTATTACCAGAGTTATTGAACTGAATCCTAGTTCCATCACCATTCCTATTAATGCTTACATATCCCGATGCACTAGAGGCTGCTATAATGCTATCAGCACGTATTGCAATTCCTGTATCAGTGTTTCCTAAACCCGGACTGATTGTCGTGCAAGCGTAATTTAAGTGTCCACTATCATCGACCCTAAACCTTTCAGTGCCTCCAGTGGAAAACGCAAGTTTGTCAGAGTCGACTCTAAACATCCCAGTGTTAGTATCAGATACAAATTGATAAGCAGGACTGCTTGCTGAACCATCACCTAGTCGTGCTATACCAGTAACAATGGCGTTGCCAGACACGTGGAGTTTTTGGGTCGGTGTGACTCCGATACCGACATTGCCGTTATTTTGAATGCGGACTACTTCACTGCCAGAACTGCCTCCATCTCGTGTCAGAAATACTAAATCACCAAGAAAATTATCTTGACGTTCATTGGCTATCAACCAACGGGATGCACCCGTTGTTCTGGTTTCTAGTGCTATACCTGAGTAAGTTGCTGAATCACTAGTGTTGTGAATTCCAATATAATTTTTATTATCACTTGATGCACCGATTTGATGGTCAGTTGGTATAGAACCAGTTTCACTATATGCAATATGAAGCGGATGTTTTATAGTTGAAGTACCGATGCCAACATTTCCGCTGCTGTCCACTTGCAGAAGCTCTCCAGCGGAAGAATCTGCTACAGAAAAAGCAGCGGCTGAACTTGCACCTAAATATGACCTAACAGTTCCAGCGTCTTCTAATTGAATTTTATATGTGTTGCTATTACTACTGTTAATAGACAGAGGCACTCCTGCGCCTGAAATATCTAACGCCGTTGATGGGCTATTATGCCCTATGCCAACAAAATCAGTACTCGCATCAACAAACAGCATATTTGCGTTGCCATTGCTTTCAACACGGAAGTCTAAGTCAGCACTTGACTCATTGATTGTGACAGCCTTACCGTCAAAATTGAAGTCAGCTAAATCTCTTGCTCGTGTCATTGTGCGTTCTCCAGTGCGGTAAGGCGGTCTTCAATACTAGCTAAAACAAAGGACATCAGT